GTCCAGATGAAATGGTAGGATATACAGACGAGAAAAAGTCATCTGCAATATGATTTGGAATGAACGCAAATTCGTCCAAGAAAATGATGTTGAATGACATTCCTCGGACAGCAGAGCTGGATGTAGATGCTGCCATAATTTTGGAACCATTTTCCAAAGTCAAGCTTCCTCTGTTCCATGCTACAATACCCTGCTGCATCCATCGAGGTAAATTTTCAAAAGCTGTTTGAAGTCTTTCTAAAAGTTCTCTAGCAGTTGATGCTTTGTTTGCTAGAATACCAATGTTAACATTGTCATTAAAAACTGCATAATGAAGTAAGTAAGATACTACTGTCGTTGACTTACCAGTCTGACGAGGCATCTTACAGATATTAAATCTATTGCCGTGGAAATTCTTAATTAATTTTTCTTGAAATGGATACATCTCAAAAGGTATCAAACCTTTATCAACGTTTACGATCTGTACAAAATTTCTAGCAAAATATACAGGATCTTGTTTACACTTGATGAATTCTTCAATTTGCTCAGCAGTAAATTCAATAGGTGTATTTGCTTTTTTTAGATTAGGATTACCAAGATAAACTTCACTCATAAAAAATTACCTCTGTTCAATCCAGTTCAGAACTGCAAGTGCTTTTTTGTTAGCATTGGGACTTGCGCAGGCAAGAGTATAAGTATCACTAATTGTTCCAATACCACTTCTACCTAACTGAAGTGCTGCTCTAACATCAAGATCAACTAATGACCCACCACCACCAATCACAAAACCACTTAAAAGATCACTTCCACCAGATACTGCAGTTTGAGTAATATTATACTGCATAAAAGAGTTTGGATCGGGATGATTTACCCAAGTTCCTCCAGTCAGTGTTGCATTTTGTAGAAGTTGCCAATAAACATTCGTATTGTCATCAGTTGCTGCCTGTAATGATCTCAAGAGCATTACACCAGTTAGATTATTAGATTTCAAACGAATGCTTATAATTGGATAAAATGTATTTGCAGATTGCATCGTTGTCCCTGTGATGGGATTTGAGATGCTCAAAAGAGTTCCAAGTTTTTCTGGTTCTCCTTCCTGAATAAGAGAATTAGAACCTTGATAAAGGTAGTGAGTTCCTGCAACACCAGTTACATTTTCTATCTCAAGTCTAATTGGTAAGAATGGAGTAGAACACCAAACTGCTGGATTGGTATTTGAGTTCTCAAAAGTATGGGATGCAACAGTCTCATTCTTCATTAACCAAGCAAATTGAATTATACCTGCACCATACCATTCATAATTGATGGAAATCATTTGTTGTTTTGTTGGATCTGCAGTTACTCCAGTCCACCCATTACCATCAAACTTTTCACCATTCCATTCATCTCTGTATACTCTGGTTTCTGTAACAATTCCAGTTACACTACTGCGAATTACATAAGAATATGTTCCTCCATTATCCTCAAAGAAAATACCATTATTATCATCAAACAATCCAAATCTTCTGCGAATACCTACTTGTGGTTGTTCTAGACGAATTGCAAATGCAAGAGTTGCACCTCTACCAGGAATGTATCTCATCACATTCTTGGTTTGACGAATAACTTTGCTTCCTGTAGTAGATCCAACTTGCATTACAATATTACTGGCATTTGCATTAAATGTTGCAGTTCCAACTCCAACTACTCTTTCATCCCATACATCAGTCTCTTTACCATACTGAAAGGTATTGAAGAATACTGTTTGATATGGAGATATTTTAAATCTGTTGTTATTGGTGAATTGAGGTCTCCAGTCCGTCTGGTTTCCCCAGTGATCTGCAATATTATATACTTCAAATAAAGACCTTTCTTGATCTAAAAAATCTTGAGTCTTTTTATTCCAAATAGCCATAAATTAAACCCAATCTAATTTTGCATAGTGATATTTTTTAGAATCTTTAATATTAATACTATTATCTTGTTCTTGAACTGGATAAATTTGCTGAACAATTACACCAGGATATTCTCTTTGCAAATGTTCACCTAATTGTTCTCTAGATGGAATTCCATTCTTAGATGTCATTTCCATTCTGTAGAATTGTCCCTTCCAAACAAGATCGGCAATAAATTCTTCACCAACTTGTTGTGGCTCTGGCTGCCCACCAATATTTAAGGTTCCATTAAAGTCACCGTTAATCGTGACGTTTTCTGAAAGAAATTGATTGAAGCTTTTCATATCAGCAGTTCCAAGCTCTAAGGGACTTATTGATTCTGCTATTTGGATCACTAGCAGTTTTCTTTGAAGTTAAGTTGTTTTTCATGCCCCTCATACGAGCACAAAATGATGCTCTACGAGGGTTGCCAACTTTCTTTGATGGTGCTTTGAGATCACTTCCAGGATTCTCACGCTCATAAGACTTACGACCTTTTTCATTAAGTCCACCTTTTTTATTTTTACCTTCTTTGCGAGTCCAAGCAGCACTTTCACCAATCACACCAATATTTAAAAGATAATTTTTACGACGCTTTTCTGGGGTATCTAAAGTAGTATTGCAAGCATCTTCAGGAATAAATTCGTCAGCTAGTTTAAGAGGAGGTAAAGAAATACCTCTACGTGCAGCATTTTGTTGTTCTCCACCAACACCTCTTTGGGCTAAACCAGCAATTTTTTTAGCTCTTTCAGCCTTCCTAATATCAGCCATTGAATGCGTGATATCAAAACTGGGATTTGACTGTTCGCTAGCAATCACATATCCAGAATTAGCACTAGTCATGCAAGGATAATATGCAAGAACTTTTGCTCCTGGATAAACTTTTTGTATTGCACTATTAACTTCTTCCCGAGATGGAACTTGTGGAGATGGAAAGTACATCTTGATAGTATAAACTTTGCTTAAAAAATTAAGCATAATAGTATACAATTGACCAGATGTTTGAATTCTTTTAACTGATTCTGTTACACTATCATCACTTTGCATATAATCAGCAGCAGTATCAATAAAATCAGCAGCTCTAGTAATTTTAGATTGAACCCATGCAGGAATTTGTTGATTTGATTTTTTAACCAATTTTCTTAAAATGTTAATTGATCTTTCAATTTGATCAAACTCAACATTCGCCATATAGCCTTCTTCGTCTTTGATCTTGCCAGATGCAATTTCTTTATGTTCTTCAGTAATTTTTTTCTTTTCCATTTTTTTTAGCCTAGTGTAGTAATCTGGAAGTTCGTCTACATGTTGCTTAGCAATTTTTGTTGCTATAGCTTTATTAGTTGTGTGCTCACCCTCTACTTTTGTTCCCATAGCAATCTGCTTTTTAATCGCAGCAACAGAAACATTGCCATCTTTTGCAATTTGTGATAATGTTTTTGCTGGCTTTAATTGCTCTTGCATTATTTTTATTTTTCTTCTTTACTATTTAGAAGACCTTGCTTAATTAATTTTGATAATTCTGCAGTAGATCCTACAAATAAAGAATTATTGACGGTCGTTGGGCCGTTATACTTTGCATCTAGATCTTTCATTTTCTTTTGAAGATCAATCAATTTATCAGTTACATCCGCAACACTCTTAATTAATTGACCAGCAACTTCATATGCTCTCGGATGATCTGTACTAGTAGCAACTTCTAAAATTCCATCAACAGCTTCTTGACCTTTTTCAATCAAAGAATACAATTGACCCCTAGTATATTCGTAATCTTTTTTTGGTTCATCTGGTTGAGTTATTTCTGGTTTTTCCACAGAAACAATTTCCGAAGAAGATACCTCAGATTCAATGTTTAGGATCTTATCAATTTTATCGAAGGAATTCATATATTATAAGTTTAAATCTTGGTGTTGTGATGGACTATAAGTTTTGAAATCTTGGAAGAAAGATACTTCTTCATTAAATCCAAAATCATCTCCAGGTTCTACAAGAACATCATCGGCAGCATTTATGACACCATCATCATTATAATCTTGTAAAGCTTTTGGAGTAGCTGTATAACGAACTTCTCGCTTTGCTGATGTGTTTGTATTTCCGTGATAATCAATTTGAACTTTTTTAATTAACTTATCTGTAGAATCAACAATTGGACCAAACAGAGAAGTTTTTGCAGTGAAGTTTAAAGTATATATGATGACCCTTGTTTCATCAAACCCACCTTCATACTTATCATCTGGTGGACTAACAGAATCTAATATAATTGGTATATCTCTAGTTTCTCCAATAGTTTCTATTAAGTCTATAGTGATATTAAAAGCTGGTTGAAAAAATGGCAAAATTTGCTCTACAATTTGCAGCATGTCTTCTTGTGTTTTAGACATGATAGCTAATTGAAAATTTATATTATATGGAACTGGTAAAAAAACTTTTTGTAATCTAGCATTATCTGTTACCGCTTTAAAGGTTTGTGTTACTGAACCTTTTCTAGAAGGATCATAAGAAATTCCTCGCATTTCAAATGATATTCTAGGTAGAGTAATTGTTTGTTTTTTACTAAGATCTGGCTGTTGATTTATTCTTGCTAAGAATTTTTGAATTGGCCCATACGCAATGGGAACTTTCATAACAGAAGCAACGCTACCATTTGAATCTACTTTTCTGATTTCGATGTTATTAAATAATGTACCAAAACCAATAATGGTTTTTCTAATAATTCCGTGGTAAAAATAATTTCCTAACATCAGTATTCTCCAAATGGATTAGTCTCAGAAAAATCTAAAAATGTATCAGCTTCGTTTTCTATCTGAGTATTCTGAGCATATAAATCTTCATCTACAAAATAATTTGCAGATTTAAATATATATCTGCCAGTAGAACCAATACCAGTATGATAAGTTCCAGCAGATCCAACGATAACCTCTCCAGGAGTAAATTTGCCAGACAGTCTGTATACTTTTAATTGCCTATCCTTAGCATCCCAATTTTTAACAATAGCTTGTGTCCCTGATGTTTCTCCAGTGATTACTTCATTGTATAAGTAATTTCCTGTTCCAACTCCAGG